ATCTCTTTTTTATCTTGCGATTTTTTAAGAGCGTCTAGTGCTGCTTTTGGCATTTCACCTTCTTTAACTTCTGATTTCTTCTCATCTGCCTTGTCAGTTTCTTCTTCCTCTTTTAGTTTTGGCATTGCGTCAGCACTACCTTGACTTTTTTGTTGAGGATCACCAGAAACTTGACTTACTTTTTTTGTGGCGTCAGGATTGCTATCTGTTGGTTTAACAACAGCTGCGCCTAAATCTTCGTGGTCTGCCATCTTGGCAATGTGCGAAGGCTCAGCCGCTACAGCATTCTTTTTAGGAGCGTCTGCTTGTGGATTAGTCATAGCTTCTCTCACAACTTCTGCTTCTACCGCCTCAATATTTTTTTCTGTTTCGGCCATTAGAAATCTCCTTTTTATTTTATAAACGTTTATAAATTTCCTTTGTATTGGATATTTATAAGATTACAGTTTTGTAAGAAACGATTTGAACACTTCCAGTTTCTTTTCTTCTAAAACTGTTCTTCTCGCCTCTTGGATTTGTCTTTTCCAAGATTCAATATCAACTTGTTTAAGAACACCATTGTCCCAAACCCACTCTCTACTCTCCATAATACCCTCTACGAAGGCGTCAGGAGCCGATGGATCAGCGACTATATCTGCCGCTGTGGCAAGATAAAAGTCATCTTTTACATAGTTAATTCCGTTTCTATTCATAATTGAACCCATACCTCGACTTGAAACACCCAATTGAGCGCCCTCATCTATAAGACCTTTTACAATCTTACCGTATGGAGTATCCATTATTTTCGCTTCACCAATAAAATTATCACCCTCTGGCGTCAATGATTTTACCATATGACACACTCTTTCAAGGTTAACTGTTGGTCCGTCAGGATGCCCTAACTCACCAAAAGCTCTATTTTTATTGATAAATTCTTTTGTATATCTGTTCACTTCTCTAACTAGGATTTCTCTAGGATAGACTCTTCCATTTCTATTTTTGATATTTGATTGTAAGAATACACCTTTGATTTTGTATTCTTTCTTGCCGTTCTTTTCTTCTATAAGATATTCGGCTGATGCAACTTCTTCTGAAATTAGTTTCATAAATTCTCTCTCTTTGTCTAATATTTATAAACTTTTTTACCTAAACTCTATAATTAGTGTGTAATTATCTCCGTTTACAAAGTTCTTTGTGGATAGTAAAACATCTCCTGTTGGCGTTGTAGCGTTGTTTGGTACTTCGTTTCCAGCAGTTCTTAAATCCCAATAACCATTACCAGATAAGAATAAAGCACTCGCATTTGTTGCGCCATCCCATATAATTTCTACACCAGCTTTGTTATTATTAGTATTCACAGAATACCAAATTTTACTAATCTTTCTATTTCCATCTTCAGTCATAAAAGTTAACTCTGAAGCGTCAACTTTTCTTACTAAAGTTTCGCCTGTACCATCAGAGAAGTTTGTTAATTTAGTTACAAACTTTACACCTGAAGTGTCAGCAATCGTTTGTGATGTTACTGTATCAGCCATTAATTGTATCCCGTTTCTTTGTGTGCCTCTATAACAAGATTATATTTTGTTACGTTAGAGTCACTTGATAGTAATATATCTCCTATTACGTCTTTTATTTTTTCTTCAGTAGGTTTCAAACCGTAATTACCACGACCTGATAACACTACTTGTTTTTCTGTGTCGTTTTTAAAAAACACAGTTACGTTTCCAGTTCCTTGTATCTCATAAACGATATTCGCTATAGATACTTTTGGTTCACTAGAAGCGTTGTTTGAATTTACAACATCAACTAAAGTTTGTTCTTCTTCACTTCCGATACCATTAGAGTTAACAATGATATGAAAATCATTATCAACCAACTTTGTAGTTGATATTGTCATAATTAACTTCTCGGTGAACCTACAGCAGCAGCATGACCATCAGCCATAGTTAACTTATCGCCTGGTGCTTTTTCAATAATTGCTGTATCTCCAGCAGCGTGTAAGTAAACTTCACCTAAAACAGTACTATCTTCACTAGTCACAGTAACTGTTTGTGTAGCGCCTGTTGCAACAAGTCTAACAAATTGAGCTCTGCCAATATTGTTTTGAGATGGATTGTTTACAATACTACCCTTTACTATAAATGTTGACATTTATTTTTCTCCTAATTGTTCTAAAACTTCTTTATCAATATAATCATAAAATTTTACAATGTTGATACCGTGAAACTCTGATACTTTTGCTACGGCACCTTCAAGCTTATCAATGATATTACCAGTTTCTTTTTCTATAAGTTCAAATACATCTCTCATAGCCTCTTTCATAAGAGGTGGTAACTCATTAAAACTTTTTGAATCAATAATATGATTCTCTTTTATAATTCTACTGACCTGCATCCTCTATACCTTGTGTCAAGTCTATTTGTGCTTCTCCATCATTACCAGTTGTAGTAGATACAGAACCATCTTGGTTAAAAGTTCCTGGATCAGCAACTTCTGGTTTAGGATCGCTGTGTGGTTGCGCTTCAAGTGTTCCATTAAACAAATTACCAGCAACTTCTTGTCTATGTGCGTCTAATGCATTACCAACTTTTGCTCTTAATGCATCTTTAAACGCATCACCAGCAGCGGTGTTATCACCGTCTGCGATTTTGTCTATAAAGTTTTTTACTTCTTCACTCATTTTTTACTCCTATACTATTGTGTCGTCACTATTTGTAACTTGAGCCATTGGGTCCTGAATAATACCATCTTTAATTTCTTTTTTAATTTGTTTATCCATTTCCTCAATTTCTCTTTCGTTTTGTTTTAATACGTGTTTTCTAACGTAATTAACTGAAAAGAATTTACCTATGTAATCTCTCATCTCATTCGCCAATGCTAATCTTTCTCTTAACAATTCTGTTTGTTTAAGTTCAGCAAAGTGTCCATCTTGTAAGAAATCATATTGTAAACAATCTCTTACAGTATACCAATCAGTTTCAGCAATAATACCTTTTAACACTAACTGTGTTCTTAATATATCATTGAAAAGTTCAGTAAATTTCTTTCTTAATCTTTGAACAAATTTAGTAAATTTTAATTCATCTCTTGTAATTTCAGAAGCTCTTCCTAAATTAAAACCTTGAGAAGCTTCTAATCTACTTGTTGGAACATTTAAAGAACGATATAGTTTCGCTCTAAAATATTCTATATCAGCAATCTCACCTAAATTTTGACCACCTGGTAATGTAGAAATATCTGTACCTCGACCACCTTCTCTACTTGGTAACCAAAAGTCTTCCAACATTGACATATAATTTCTGTCATCTCTGATCTCACCTGTATTCGCATCATAGACAAGTTTATTTCTATATCTTGCCATAACATCTCTTAGGTATTGTTCAGCTTTAACTTTAGGTAAATTACCTACGTCAATTTTAAATATTCTTCTTTCTGGTGCTCTTGCGATACGATAAATCACAGCACTATCTTCAATCATTCTTAATTGATTGACAGGTTTGATTGCCTTATGTAAATAAGACAAAACCATATTCTTGTTCTGATCAATTAATCCTGAAGCGCAAAACGCAATAGTATCTGGTGCTATTTTAATACCAGATTGTCCAGTTGTACCTGATAAACCTCTTTCATTATATAAGAAGTATTCCACATACTCATCAACAACAGCTAAACTGTTTAATGATGATGGCATTGGTAAGTCTGGTCTTTTCTTTCTGATCTCTCTAATTTTTTTAATCTTACGAGGATCAATATATTTTAATTCAGTAATTCCTTTTTTAGGACTTTCTCTATCAATAACTTTTTGATAAAATATACGGCCATCTACATACCATCTTCTAAAGATGTCGTGGCCTTTTGTGTTGAAGTTCATTAACTTCAATATCTCTTTAAACTCGTCTTCTATTTTTCTTCTAACTTCTTGTCCGTAAGGTAAATCTGTTAAATTAACTCTTACAGCATCTTTCAATTCATTTGCAACAATAGCTTCGTTGACAATATCTTCAACTGCCATATCGCATTCAGGGTGTAAAGCTATTTCTCTATATCTACGAACCAGGTCCTGCTCTGTTTTCGCAGTACCTTCCATATCCAAGTATGAACCAAAGTGACCTCCAGCATTGACCGTTTGTGT